AGGCATGCTCGAGTACCGCAAAGCTATGCGCGCTATCGCCACCGGTTTCGACACTGGCGAGTGGCCAGCGCCGATCACAACCGATTACACCGACGAACTGAACGACTTCGATCTGCGCCGCCTTGAAGCGCTGCGTACTCAGGCATAAGGGGGGAATTATGCAAAACACTAACGTGACCGTTACCGACCAAAACACCGTTGTTAACTCCAACGTAGCCCTGTTCGACTCACAGTACCTTACCGCCATCAGTTCATTCGCGCAGATTATGGCTCAGGGTTCTTCGACAGTTCCCAAACATCTGCAGGGCAACCAGGCTGATTGCATGGCTGTAGCGATGCAGGCGGCGCAGTGGCAGATGAATCCTTTCGCTGTAGCGCAGAAAACCCACCTGATCAACGGTGTCCTCGGATATGAAGCGCAACTTGTTAATGCCGTCATTTCGCGCAGCGGCGTCTTGGCAAACCGCTTTGAGTATGAATGGTACGGTCCATGGGAAAAGGTGGTAGGGAAATTCCAAATTCGCAAAGGCGATAAAGGCGAATACCGTGTCCCGGGCTGGAATCTTGCTGATGAGGCAGGGATTGGTATCGTGATCCGCGCAACCCTGAAAGGTGAAGAGCAGCCGAGGGAGCTGGATTTACTTCTGGCTCAGGCCCGTACCCGAAACTCCACTCTTTGGGCTGATGACCCGCGACAGCAGCTCGCGTATCTGGCCGTCAAGCGCTGGGCGAGACTGTTCTGCCCTGACGTAATCCTGGGTGTGTATACGCCTGATGAACTGGACGATCGCCGCGTTGAGCGCGAAGTAAATCCTTCACAGGCCCAGCACGTAACCCTTGCTGATATCTCAGGTGACAACGTAACAACCACTCAAAGCGCGCAGGTATCTGCCTCCAACATCGATACTCTGGCCGATGATTTCCGGGATCGCATCGAAGCCGCTCAGGATGTCGATAGTGCAAAAGCTCTACGTGCCGACATCGAGACCGTAAAAGCAACACTGGGATCTGCCCTGTTCACCGAGCTGAAAAACAAAGCCGTGAAGCGTTACTACCTTGTGGATGCTCGCAATAAGGTTGAAGCGGCGATCAACTCCCTGCCCCAGCCCGACGAGCCGAATGCAGCAGAGCGGTTCGCGGAAGCCGAGCGTGTCCTGGCATCTTCAAAGCGTCACTTGGGCGACGAACTGCATGACCAGTTCAGCATCACCCTGGCGGATATGAAACCGGAATACGTGGCCTAACGAGACTGGGAGGGGCAACCCTCCCCTTAAGGAGACTACATGCGACTGATCAATCGAGGCAGTAAGCAATCCCCTTTAGCACGTCGGGCATGTGATATCGCGCTGGCAAAACATGCTGAACGTTACGGCGATTATGGGCGCAGCAAAATGAAAGAAACGTACACGGTAAGGGTAGAAGGTGTGAAAGTTTGGGTTGAAGTAGTGAATCGTAAGGCGAGCTATGTGGCTACAGCAATGACCGGCATGCGTCGGCTCCGTTCCTTACCCGGTCAGGCCTCCTGATATCGGAATATCAATTTTTTTTAACCGGCATCTTTATACTGATGCCGGTTACCTGAGGTGAACTATGTCACAGGTAATTTTTAACGAAGAGTGGATTGTTGAGGCCAAACTCACCGAAAGAACTGGGCTCTCAAGTGGGCAGATTAAGAGCTACCGTCTTAAATCATGGGTCAACGGCATCCATTTTAAATACGTTACCGCCGATGGCAGAACAGAGTCCGAGAAAGGACTTGCCTGGTACAACTACCCCAAAATAAACCATTTCATTAAGGACGCGTAATGGCAGGCTTTCCTACCGGTGTTGAAATCCACAACGGTAAACTGAGGATATCATTCAAGTATAAGAATATTCGCTGCAGGGAAGTTTTGCAGGGTTGGGCAGTGAACAATTCCAACATCAAAAAAGCCGGCAATCTTAGAGCACTGATATGCGCTGAAATTCAGCTGGGTACATTCAAATACGAAGAGCGTTTTCCGGAGAGCAAAGCACTTAAGAAGTTTTCGGCGCCCGTTAAGAGCGTCTTAACCTTTGGAGAGCTGTGCGATGCATATCACGCAGTGAAAGAGGTGGAGATCAGCCCAGCTACAATGATGATTACTCGCTCGGTCAGTACGCTCTTCACGAAAATTATCGGAGAAAGCACTTCTCTTGAAGAAATTCAGCTTAACGATATGTTGTTGTACAGGAAGAAATTACTTGAAGGGGAATTTAAGGCCAGATCCGATGGGCAACGCACCGTCAGAACTGTTAACGCCTTCATGGGGCAATTATGCAGAATGCTCAGCTTCGCTCACCAGAGTAACTACATCCAGCACAAGCCTTTTGAGAACATAAAGAGTCTGAAGACATCCGAACTTGATCCAGACCCATTGCTGAAAGAAGAATTTCAGGAGCTATCTAAGCACTGGCAGGGTCAGCATTTAAACCTTTGGACGTTTGCCGTCTATACCGGCTTACGCCATGGTGAATTAACCGGCCTGGCTTGGGAGGATGTCGATCTAACGAATGGCGAGGTCCATGTTAAGCGTACAATGACGCTCACAAAGAAGTTTGGTCCACCGAAGACAAACGCCGGTGTGAGGACAGTAAAGCTGTTAAAACCGGCACTGGAAGCGTTAACGAGGCAATTCGAGCTTACTGGCGATAAGGTGCCCGCAGAGATCGACTTTTACCACCGCGAACGAGGGAAAATTGAAAAGCAAAGCCTGAGATTCTGCTTCGTGCCCAACCATGATGAAGGGGAAATGAGTAGGCATTATTCTCAGAGCACGATTAACCTGACATGGCCAGGCGCCATGAGAAAATCAGGCGTAAGGTATCGTAGTCCCTACCACACCCGGCATACATATGCCTGCTGGTTATTATCAGCTGGTGCAAATCCATCTTTCATTGCCAGCCAGATGGGGCATAAAAATGCGCGTATGGTTTATACCGTATACTCAAAATGGATCGTGCGGATGAACGATGACCAAATTGACATGTTGAACGGGAAAATTTAGTAGAGTGCCCCCATTGTGCCCCCGACGTTATGCTAATTTGAAGAATATTCAATTATTACAAACACTTCAGCGACTCGCCTTTAATAGTAGCCAGATAAATATGGGCGCGCCCAGTGTTGCGGTCACGACCCCAATCGGCAGCTCGGCGGCACTCATGGCCAGACGGGCAATAATATCGGCAATCAGCAGCGTTGCCGCGCCTGCAATGGCGGCGGCGGGCAGTAAAGTACGATGATCGGTAATCCCACCGAGGCGCAGCATATGGGGAATCACCAGGCCAATAAAACCTATGGCCCCGGCCAGCGCGACGCTGACACCAACCATCCAGCCGATAGCGACCACCAGCACATTGCGCCACAGGCCGATCGACAGGCCCAGCTGGCGGGCAGAGATCTCACCCAGCGCCAGCATGTTTAGCGGTTTCGCCTGGAAAGCGGCCCACAGAATCGCCGGCATCAGTATCGCCATCAGCCAGCCCTGCCGCCAGTCCACGCCGCCAAAACCGCCCATCATCCAGTACATCAGCTGGCGCAGGTCGAATGAGGTGGAGAAATAGACCGCCCAGGTCATTAAGGCGCTGCAGATAATCCCCAGCGCGACGCCGGCCAGCAGCAGACGGCTGGTCGATAAATGCCGTCTGGCGAAGCGCAGTAAAATCACGGTGATAAGCAGCGCACCGGCGATGGCGCTAAGGCTCACGCCCCAGCCAGAAAGGCTTCCACTGCCCAGCATCGTCGCGGCGATAAGGCCGACGCCTGCGCCATTGGAGACGCCGAGCAGCCCCGGTTCCGCCAGTGGGTTTTCAAATAAGGCCTGCATGATGGTGCCACACAGCCCCAGCGCCGCACCGACCAGCACGACAGCTACTGTGCGCGGCAGGCGAATTTGCCAGACAAACAGTTTGCCCTGATCGCTCAACCAGTGTTCTGGCCCGATCCACTGCTCTCCGGCGCACAGACTCACGGCAAAAATGGCGAGCAGAATTGTCATCAGTGCCAGCAGCCAGCGCAGATCGGAACGGTGTTGTTGACGGGCAAAATCGAGCATGGGTTCGGTTTTCGTGTGAGTGATGATGTTGATTTTACGGTGGGTATGCCTTCGCGCAAAGAAAAAAGGCCGCGATTGCGGCCTTTTTGGGTTAGTTCATATTACTCTGCTTTGGGCGTTGCGTTTTCGACACGGCTTTTTAACTTCTGGCCGGGTCTGAAGGTCACCACGCGGCGGGCTGTAATGGGAATATCTTCCCCCGTCTTCGGG